CAGAAGAAAAATCTGTATTGGCAATAGAAACTCCAATAACATTAGAAGTCAATTCTCTATTAGTATCAGAATAGAAAATTAATTGTGTATTTCCACCAGAATAATCAATTCCATATGTTCCTAATCCAACAATAGAGTTTAGAGAGTCGTCTGATAGTGTTATTCTACCATATTCTGATGAGTTGACTTCTCCATTGTTTGAGATTAAATTGATTTCATTGTATTCATAATCTCTACTTGTAGAAGAGGACACTTCAATCATCAGTTTGGCAGATGTATAATAATCTGGAATTGAGTATAAGACTCCGGAAGATCCAGCTCCAATAGTAGAATGTTCGGATCTTATGCTTACCGAATTGCCAAAATTAAAGTTATCTGTTGTTGAAATATTCTGTTTTGTATCATACGAAATGAAAGAATAAGTGTATTCGTTTCTACTGTCAACAGGATAAAACTCCAAAACTGCCCCATCATTTGTTTTTATGACATCAAAGCTTCCGAGTTCATCAGCCGTAAATATTTTTCCATATTGATTCAGAAATAAATCATTTCCATCAGTAAGTATTGACAAAATAGAAGATTGTCTACGATCATCAAAACGATCGTCTTTGACTCCAATGAATATTTTTTTTGCCCTTACTTTTGTTGCCATTTTTTGATTAAATGTTAAATGAAGTTACAAAGTTTTGTGAATATGATGTATTGAACTCGTCACTTATATCATCAATTGTTAATACTCTATTTCCAACTGATTCTGTGTAGTCGATAAGGATTGATGAATTAAATATTATTTCATCACTAGTTAATTTTCCATCTATGTAGAAATTATTTTCTGATGCCAGATCATAATCATGAATACATTCAATATCTACTGTACTATTTAAGTCACATACAGAATTAAATAATCCTTGATTCTGATCTTTATTTAAAATAACAGAGCCAGTAGTAGAATTTACTTCTAAATTGGAAAACTTCTTAAATCCAAGAGTGTGGTTTAAATTTTCTACTGCTGTCTTCCAATCTTCGATAGAAATCTCAGATTTTATGGCATATGAGAAATATTGATAATAGTCATTATCGTGGATTCTTTGGGAATTATCATTTAGATACCCAGTATTTTTATTCCAACCATTTCTCACAATAGAAGAAGAATCCACTTTACAATAAGAATCAAAAGCAAATATTTCTCTTACTATTGCCTGAGATTTTGATGTTTCTCCAACTATAATATCATTCAACTCAAAATCTTCTCTTATGTCTACTGTCAAATAATTAGATTCTTCTTTCCATTTTGTTGTGGTTCCTGTAGTTTTTCCATTGCTAACTAACTCTCCCGGAATAAATTTATTTTTTGTTATCGCAATCTCAAAAGTTGGAAACTCATTTTCTGATACCAATCTTCCCGAAGAGTTTTCGGAATCAAAAGTTCCAGGAATTTCGCCTGGTGTCAGATGATCAACAAGAGAATATTCTACCGAAGACCCACTTCCACCCAATGTGTCTGTATTTATTCCAACGATTGGAAACAATGAATAATTGTAATTTTTTGAGTTGTATCCTTTCCCAGAATCCGTAATTGCTATTCCTTCTATAAAAACATTATCTCCAATTTGGAAAGGATAATCATCTAGGTCACTAAATTGATCCGAAAAATATGCCTTAACAACCTTAGTAGAATCATTATATTCAATTAGCCTAATTCCAAATCCATTTGAGTTATTTGTTGGAATAATTTTTGGCAAAACATTATATAATCCTTTTGTATTTTTTAATATCTCTACTGAAGTCATATCTTGATTGAACTCAAGTAGAATATCATCTAGAGGCAATTTGGTATATCCATCAATAACAACAAGATCTGGAGGATAGTTGTAATTTAGTCCCGAAGAAACAAGTGTAATATAATCTATTGTGGAAAAAGTTTCTACTCTTAGTACCGATGGGAATTTTATGGTTGGGATAAGAGTTTTGTCTATTGAATAGTTATATCCAATATCTTTTATTTCTGTTCTTACTATATTTCCTATATTTGTGCTTTGTGGTATGACAATTGCATTACTTCCAATGCCAGAATTTACTCTAGTAATTGAAGGAAGTGAATCATAAAAACTTCCACGAGAATTGACTTCAAATTCTTGTATTTCCCCTAGTTCAGTTGTGGAGTTAGTATAATAACTAAAACTCCCATCAGATTGTGAGTAAGAGGAAACATTAATTTTCTTATTTGGTTGTATTGTAAATGTATTTGATGTTATTCCCGTAATTATATTTCTTCCATTCAGTGGATTCAAAACAAACAAAAGTTCATTATGTCCCAATACATCTGTATCAGAATATATTTGATTCTTTGTGCTCAGATTTGTTGTTGGTACTAGATTATAATAGACTTTTTCTGGGAAATTGTCACTTATTCTAAATGATAATTTTGCCGTGGTATCAATTCCAATATTTCCTATGCGAGTTATATTCAGCCGACTAGGATAGAACTCTCCAGAAAAATTTTGGTCGGTAAATATTTTAAAATCGAATGAAGAAGTTCTTCCAATTCCAACACTTGGCTGTGACAATGACGAATCCGACAGATCAAAAACTACTTCATTATTTTTTTCTAGTTTTATCCTTGGATTTACCTGTGATAATGTCCCATAAGAAGAGCTTTCTATGTTGACAATTTGTTGTTTGTCATTAACAGAATCATAATAGCTATTAGAAAGTTTAATTCTATTTTCATCATAGACAACAACATAATAAACTCCTTGATTTTCTAGTCCAGTAGCAGGAGAATCTGATGTATGAATTAATTTCTCCCCATTTGAATATCCGTGATTTGGGATATTAATAAGATTATTAGCATAATCAATCTCAGTAAAATCTTTTGGATTTGCTGTTAATATTCTGTGAGTGTCACTATACTGAATTTTTATTGATGTTGTGATTCCGGGATATACACCCATAAAAACACTATCATTTAATAGTAATCTATGAGTAGATGCTGTTGATACGGTTACAGATGTTTTTGTGATGCTTCCTTTCGTTACATTATCGTACCTTGTCGTAAAGCTATGATAAACACCATCTCCAATTCCGGCAAAGAATAATGTGGATCCAGTTTGAGAGATTCCTACAAACTCTCCAGTAGTTCCTAGTCCTACCTTAATTGTGGCAATCCCAACCAAATCATTCGATATTTTTGCCGCATAAACAACACTGTTATCTTCCAAATCAAACTCGCTAGTTCCGTCATAGACTGTTATTGGAGTGGTTGAATTTGAATTATACAACAACTCTGTTCCTGTGTTGAGATTGTGATTTTTGATGTAAATTGATTTAGTTGGTATTGTGATTGAAGTTATTCCAACTCCAGGATTTGAAAATCCTATAGTATACCCAACTCCAACATTTGTTCCTATCCCTAATGATTCGTTTGGATTAAAGTATATTTGGCGATTTATATTATAAGGTTTCTTTTTGAGTGGAGTTTTTAGTGTTAGATTGAAAGTTCTTGGTTTTTCTGTCAATATGGAACCTACAGAATGAGAAGTTCCTATAGTAGAATTATGCTCTCTTAATATTCTTATCCTAGAAGTAGCATTATCTACATTTAATACTTTTACTTCCTCAGACTCAATAGAAAGGACATCATTTTCTCTTAATGCTGATGGATTAGTAGTATAAAAATAAGTTACAATACCAGTAGTATTAGTGTCTCCAACTCCAATTTGTAGAATATAATTTTTAGAATTAACATTAATATTGAAATTGTTTTCCAAAGATGGATTATATTCGGTCAGTGAATTTGCTAAAACATAATCTAAGTTAGATAAATTGTGTGGCTGAGTGGAATATCCAACCACTTTATTTGATATCCCAGATGGATAGAACTCAACATCATATATTGATGTAGTGCTCTGTGATATTCCAGTCACAGACCTTCCTTTTATGAATCTAACCCTTGCTGCGGCATTATCGCCATTGGTGGATGAATTATCAAATACAACTCTATCGCCAACAGCATAATTCTCGCCACCAGATAATACTCTTATAGAACTTATGCTGCCAGTTGAAGTATTTTTTATGTTTATCTTTTGTTTTAGTAATTCATCTCGATTTAGAATATATTCATAACCTGAAGTATCACTAAAGATATTATAATGGCTGACATTTCTTAGCGTAAAGTCATTGAACTCAAATTTGTCTTGAGTAGAAGCCAAATTAAAATTAAAATCAATTGGTTTTGATTTATATGTATTGCCTATAATATAAGGAAACTTTGGCTTTTTGTCCCCAACAAAAGAACCAGAATCGGAAAGGTTTTCATCTAAAGTCATGAAATAAGCATAGACGCCATTTGGGTATTCTGGAGTTATGCAGAATCTACCATTGTGTTCATCTAGATCCCCAGAATTATCAAAAACATAATCTTCTACAAAGTACCCAGCAGGAAAAGTTTTTTTATCTGGTCGATTGGGAGAACTATCGGTTGGATTTCCGTAACCACTTAGTACTTGTTTTGCTGTTTTATTGGTTAGTGAATCATAACCATATGGCCCATAAATTGGATTTCCATCATAGGCCCATCCTAATAATGGAGAATGATATTTCTTTTCATCGAAATCATTTTGATAATCTTGTTTATAATTCGTAATACCATCTTCTGGTACTTCCGAAAATACTTTTTTTCTCAGAGACCTTGGGGCATAACTATGGGTATATTGAATACCATACTCCTTATACTTACCCTGATAGGCCACACTATCATCAGAAGTAATTTTATTTGTTTCAATTAGTCTTTTTACTTGATTGATCGTCCATTTTTGTGGATTAGACCTCAGTATGCAATTCTCACCAGGAACAAAGACAGTGATGTAGGTATTCTTTTGCTCGTATCCATTGCCACCATTTATTATATTTACTTTTGTTATTTTTCCATTAGAAATAATAGGAGTCAAAACTGCACCAGAACCAACTCCATTTATAATTAAATCTGGTGGAGAATTGTATCCACTTCCGGGATCACTTACTACAACATCTACTATCTTCCCATTGGAAACAATTGGAGAAACCTTTGCGTTAGATCCTGAGTTTAGATTGAATGTTGGTTGTTTATTGTAGTTAATAATTTCTGATGATCCATAACCAACTCCACCATTTTCAACAAAAATGGAACTAACTTCTCCCCGAAAAACTGGCTGAACTTCGGCGTTAAACGCACCAGATTTTCCAGATATGGAAACTTGGATAGGTTCATAATTGAAAATGTGAGTGCCAATTCCACTGGATCCAAAATTTATGTACTGTTTTGTTTTGTAATAAAAGTCTTTTTCTGTTGTTCCGGTACCAATATTTGATAGTTTAAATGAAGTATCATTGACTCTTGTGACGATATAGCTTCCGGTATCAAGACCAGAGATATTTTCCTGACCCCCATAATAATAAATCGTTTCTCCACTTAAAAATGGGTACGAATATGCATCTACGGTATTTGAGTAAGTATTAATTCTTTCTGCCGGAACTGTTACTTTTTTGTTTTTATATCCAGATCCAGGATTATTTATGATAATAGAATTTATTTTTTTCTTTTTTTCCGTTGATCTTATTCTATGAATTCCAGACCCATAGGAAGTTAGATTTATTGGATTATCCGAGTTTAGTGAATCTGTTAGGTTTTTATGTAATGTGATTGTTTCTCCATCTATCACATTAACATAATATTTTGCATCTGTTGTCAGTCCACCGATTGGAGAATTGCCATCAGTTTTATAAATGATAGATTCTCCTGTAACTAATTTATGGTAAGTGGAAAATCCAATTTGATTTGTTGCCAGGTTAATTTCTGATTTTGGATTTAGATTGATTATGTGATCATAAAAAGAAGTAATTGCCGTCGCCTTTGCTCCAGATCCAGAACCACCTGAAATATTAATTATTGGCTCATCAATATACCCAAATCCAGGATCAACAATGTCAATTCTTTCCAATGAACCTTCTATTCCACAATACCCAGTGGAACCATAAGAAGTAGAATTGAAAGAAATTTCTAAAACTGGTGGGTTAATAACATCAAAATGTTTACCAGAAGAAACTACATCAATTGACTTTATTGGGCCATAATAAATATAGTCACTTGATTTATAATTTAATATCTCTACGCCGTTGATTAAGATACCTATTGTTCCATTTGGTGTTGGATGAGATTTTCCATCATTAACCGGAGACACAAGTGATCTCACTAGTTTTTGCGAATCTATTACTGCATTTTCCCCTAACCTCAGTAAAATGAGTTTGTTATTGGTCAAAGATGTAGTAGCTATAGAAACAAATGCCTGTTTCTCTATATTTTCTCTACTTTTTGCTAATTTTATTTGAGTCTCGCTTTCTTTTTTGGCAAAATAAATCCCAGATTGTATTCCTAGAGTAGTAGACTGTCCTGGGGAATATACTACCGCATCTCCAGTTAACAAACCGTGAGCTTCTCCATCTGGAACTATTTTCAATATCTCTCCAGAAAACTCTCCATTTAATGTTATTGTATAATTATCAAAGTTTTCTTCTGTTCCTTCTCCATAAAAAGGAAGAGAAGATGATGTCACATAAACAGTTTCGTCACTATAATCTTTATATACATTCAAGATATCAGACAAGAAATTATTATATTTTGATAATACTCTCTTGATCGAAAAAATACTTGTTATTACCTTTCCGTTTGTTGTAATCTGAAAGCTTTTTCCTGGAATACTACCAAAAGGAGTTTTAGCATCAAATATGTCCAATGATCTTTGTCCGAAATTGTCAATGTAATCAACTTCTACGGAATCACCATCATAAACCCCATTATTATCATAGGTTATTATGTTATATTTAAAATTTCCATCGTTAGTAAAATTAGCTACTTCACATTTTACTGTATTGTTGATGATCCAATTATTGTCCTTTGGATCTTGTCCGTTGTATCCAAGATTTATTATTCTACCAGAGTCTCCTTTTTCGTAGTACCTATTCCCAGAACGAATGTTAGTTTCAGCCAATACTCCTGTAATTCTAAATCTTACCTGAGAAGATTGTTGCAAATCAGAATACCCATAAGCATAAGTATTGGAAGAAATATTAGTTCCGTTACTTATTTTTTCTGATATACCATTGCAGTTTAAGAATTGATTAACTGTTTTTCCGTTGTATGATATTATTATGGTATAAAGATCTCTTTCGACTAGTAATTCACCAGAGCTAGGAAATCCAATAGTAGAATCAACTGAGATTGTAGTTGCATTTTGGGAAAGATTTTCTGTTATAATTGTTTTTGGATGTATTTTTAGGTCGCCAAATATAGAACCATTAACAATTATATCTTTATTAAAATCATAGTCTAGTTTCAGTATAAAATATTCTGTTCCTTCCCTGACAATTCTTTGTATATCTGTTACTGTGCCAAATGATTTTGGTATATTATCATATTGATCTTGGAAGACAGTTTTGTTTTGTAGTGATTCTATGTCTCCAGAAATTGGCTCTACAACTAAATTGCGAGTAACACGATATTGAGCGTCTGACGGTCTAATTAAGTAATCTCTTGGAAGTATGACCTCAACATCTTTTCCATATAAGACTCTAAAGAGAATCTCAAATGATCTGTCTGTTCCCTTAGAAGTATAAAAATCTTTTGATTGTTTGATGAAAATATTTTCATTGAGACCTTTGTATAGTTCTCTATTCTCGAATCCAAATGCAAATTGCTTTTTGATCTTGATAAAAAATTCTTTGAGAAAAAGAACACTTAGATTAATTACTTCGGAATTTTCTGTGTGCTTGTTTATTTCTGTTTCTGAAAATGTAAGATCTTCTGTATTTCCAACAGAATATTCTGAGACACCACTAAATCCTCTTATACAATCGACAAATGATGTAGATGTTTTTGATTTGTATAGAATAATTTCGTCATCAATTTTAATTAGTCCATAGGTATGAGGAAATCCACTGGTGCTTGTGACATTGATTGTTGTATCAATATAATCAATACCAGAAGTAAGAGATGTCGTTTCTGTTAAATTTGTTATATTATCAACTTTTACATAATCATCAATGTTTGTAAGCAAATCATAAGCAGATCCCTTGGCTTCAAGAGATCTGTAATATTCCATCAGAAACTCAGAAACAAGAGGATAATCCTCCCTTACAAAAGATGGTAGTTGACTTTCAACGATAGAACTGATCTTTACTCTGTTGTTTGGTTCCATTTATTACTTTCTTACTAAACTACCATTGGAATAACTGGAGGAAATGATATAATTTTTTCCACTTGTGTCCGAACCTGATGTTATATTGTCAGGAATCAGATTTACATTTAACCTATTAATATCTATCTGCAAATATAAATCCTGAACTCCGAGAACATCATTAGATTCCGGTACCACAGAAAACTCAATTACTGGATTGCCACCATCATTTTTTTCTGTAGAAATAATATTAATAGGATTCAAGATAATCTCTCCTTTTACATAATTAATTGTTCCTATTGATCGTTTTATAATGACAGGACTAGTATCCGAATTTAAGTAAAACAAAAACAAAGAACCAGTTTGCTTATTTTGATCTGGGATGTCCCCAACATAAACGGTATTTGTCAATCCACTGACCTTAAATCCTGAGGTTTTTATATTATAGCTATTTGTATTAGCAATATGAAATTGATTACCAAAACAAATTTCATATTGGGCAAATTGATTTTGAGTGACGATAAGATCTCTTCTGATTTGTACTGTTGTAATATTTGATGTTATTGAAACATCACTATCATCGATTAATTTCTGATATTTACTATACTTAAACTTTGCTCCATATTTGTTTAGTTCTTCCGAATCGGAATACTTTGTTATATTATTAACTACTTTTGTTTTAGTTGTATCCACACTAAGAGTAGTATTAGAGTCGTAATATACATTGGAAGTTAATTCGAGATAAATGTATTTTAGATCCATAATTTCTGGGACAATACCAGCAACAGAATATTTTCTGAGTTGGAATTTTATGTTGTCCTTAGTAGCATTAGACAAATATGACCCAAAAGCTGGTTTTATAACAATAAAAACTTTTCCGTATTGTGGTGGATCCAGTTCTTCTCCACCAAATGCACTGACAGATTCTGCCTCTGGGTATACTTTTGGAATAAGAGTTTCATAATCAGTGGCAGTGACTGCCCTATTTTGCGAAGAATAAAGTCTTGATGCAAATGTTCTTATGGAATTAACAGACTCAATTTCTGTTCCACCAGAAGATGTAATGTTTGTGGTAATCAGTGATATGCTACCAGAAACTATAGCATTTTTTTCGTCAACCAGTGTTCCGGAAAATCCAAAGGAAGAAATACCATTACCAGAACTACCATTGGAAATTAAATAAGAAATATCAACATAGTTATTTTCGGTTAATTTTTGCCCAAATATACCATCTCCAAATAAAAGTTCATATCTTTCGTCTTCTATTTCTTGAATAAAAAATACTTTTGATGTTGCGGTTACATCAAGAATACTGGATGATTCGATAAACTTTCTGGCACTAGTACTGGATTGGGTATCTCTTACCAATACTTTTAGAGTTCTTGTATCTATTCCTCTATTCTCAAGAATAAATCTTTGATTTGTTACTCCTGGAGATATCGTAAAGTTTGAATTTGCATAAGAACCTTCATAGATGTCAATGGCATCAAATGATGCTATTCCATTAATAACTGGTACTGTAATGTCATCAAGAACGGAAAAAACATAAGAAGATCCCCCAAAGCTGGTTGTAGTGCAAGCAATACCTCGTTTAAGTGTTACAACCTTGATTGATTGGTCATTTACTTCGATAAAAAAACTAACATTTGCCCTTGCTGCTCTTCTTGATCTTGGCACATAGCCAATATTTCGTGCCAGAGAAACAATATTTTCTCTTAAAGTCGCACTATCAATAAAAACTTCATTACTCACCATGTTTGCATTATAAGATGCAACATAGGTATTGTATGCCAACATCTCAATCAACACTGACAGATTAGAACCCTCGAAGTCATAATCAGTGAAGTTGGAATTTGCTCTAAGGTAATCCTGGATTGAAACCTTAATTTGATCGAAATCTAGATTAGTAAAATTAACTAGTGACATTATCGTGTCGATTGTAGTGCAAATGAAAGTTGTTGTGGTAGGGAATCAATACCAACAATGTAATATCTCACAGTAACATTAAATTCATTATTATCATAATTTGGTTCAACATCAACCCCAATTAACTCAACCCTTAGTTCATAATTTTCTATTGTGTTTGTGATTTCGTCTTTTATGATTGATGCAGATACATCGTCAATGTTTTCAAACAAACTTTTTGTCACATTAGAGCCCAAGGTTTGATTGAAAAACTTTTCTCCTGGTAGAGTAAAAACTAAATTGCGAACAGAGCGAGCAATAGCGGTCTCATTTTTAATATCAATAAGATCATAGGTCAATGGATTGACCTGTAATGATAAACTAATATCTTTGAAACCTCTACTAACTCGCTCTACTGGCATTTATTTTATTAATTCTATCTTATTTATTACCCAAAAAGTGGTTCCGTACCATATTCCCAATCAGCATAGTCATCATCATTTCTGATATGAGAATGTAATTCATTTTGTATGGCAAAATCATGTGTTTTGGGAGTTATTTCGTCGTGACTAATCTCACGAAGCATTTGTTGTTTCTTGATTTTTTCTTCCCAGCCATATTCATTAGACAAATACTGTGTTCCCCACATTTTTATCATGTATTCTTTGTTCTTGTCGGTCATTTTTTCTCCTGATTTGGTAAATCAGAACTTTTTATGGGGTTGCTATCCCATGACTCTAGTAATTTATAATCGTCTTCAAGTATTTCTTTGAGATAATCATCATCCCAATTGGAATAATACTCTGTTTTTGCTAATTTTACTCTAAATTTGAGCAATTTTTCCTTTGGTTGAGCTAAAATAAGGTTATATTTGCCATTGTTTGTCTTAATTCCATTGACAAAAGTATCATAAGTGGCGCAATCTTCGAAAAATTTCCAGTTCTTATACTTATCGTTATAAAATTCAACCCATTTCTGGATTTCCTCAAGACACAATTCATCATCAACAATAAAAATTATAACATCATACCCATCAACGGGTCTCAAATTCTCCACACAACACTCAATAATCTCATAAAAGGCTGATTTCGCATAAGGACACACAGCAAACCCACCTAATTCTGGTCTTATCTCAGAAATTTCCCTAATCCAGTTAATAAGATACTCTTTCTTGGACATAAAAAAGAGAGCCATAAGACTCCCTATTAACTTATTCTATTTAAGTCCCTTGTCCTCGGGATGGTTTTCGTGCCTTATTCCTGCTCGTTGCAGCATACTTTGTGTGCTTCCCACTTCCCTGGCGGGATTTCTTGGGTTTGGATTCAATTTGATCTGCACCATTCAGTAATTTAATTTTTGCCATTAGACTTCCTCCAATTCAATTTCATTTGCATCAATTTCGCCATCATAAGATTTTTGTGCCAACTCGAAGAGAATCTCGGTGGATTCTTCTTCTGTTAGGTTATTATAGATTTTTCTTCCTTTGTAAAGGATATTAATCATAAGCTATCAAATTACTCTTGTTTTCTCATGTCCAACACGAACACGAGGATCACACCAGATCTCAAAACCTGCTTCTTTTGCATCAAGGCAGAAAGAAACATCTTCTCCACACATATCTTGCACAGCACCAGATTCAAAAACTTGCATCTTGGGCGCAAACCAGGGATATTCTAAATTCTCAAATACTCCATTTTTAATGAGAACCCAACCAAATCCAGTGTAGTCAACTGTAAATGGTTTCCGACGCTTGCTGATGCTTTCTACTGTCTCATGATTCATCACTCCACCATTCTGGCGGAATTCCTCTTCTTCGAGCCAATGAGCCACAGAAGTAGTACGACCATCTTCTGTGCAGTACCAACCAGCAACAACTTCTCTCTCTTCGCCTTCTTCCGAAAGTGCTAGATCACAAAGTTGCCAGAACTTTTCACTATTAAAAACAATATCACTATCAATCCATAATTGATAATCATAATTCAATTTACCATCCCAAGGAATCTGTTTAGGCCCACGAAGAACATTTGCACCAAGACATTTGCATCGTGCAAAGTTAACCATGGATGAGTAGTCTTGTGAAATTTGAATACTCATTCCATTTTGTACAAGATCAAAACATAATTGTACAAATGACTTCAGAAAAGCAAAGGAACATCCTCGTCCTGGTAGACAGAAGACAATACTCTTTCCTCTCATTCGTTCTTTGATTTTCTCATAGTCCCATTCTTCTGCTTTTTCTTTGATGGGAGCATTTGCTTTTACTGTAAAACCTTTCGGCATAAATTATTTCTCCAATGCGTTAAAAAATAAACTGCAATTCAATTGTAGCGTCCTATTTAGCTTTTGTCAATAGGACGAATTCAGTGCCAAATCCTTTATGAGAGTGACCTCCTCGTATTGAATATCCTCATAATTGAGATCTGTGAGCCATGTGAGTTTCTCTACAAAATCCCATAATTTATCGAATTCTTCTTGTGGTAGTGAATGATATATGCATTCATTCTTAA